GCCCACATTTACTGGGGCGGATTTATGTTTAAGGACAATGCCCCTGACATCTGGAGCATACCATACGCCGTCATCGGCCCCAAGTTCGGGGACGACGGCGTGGGTGTCCATCTCCCAAGGATTTCCGATAAGGATTGGGGCGCAGCTGCCTCTTTCGTTACCGGAACAATTGGGATGGTCCTCAAGGTGTCGTTCACACGCCCTGAGAATGGCACTTTCTTCTTGGGACGTCACTATCCAAGGCCATTGGAATCACTAGCTTCTTACGCGGATGTCCCGAAGGCATGCCGCAAACTCTCAATAGCACGCAATTGTGACACAGAGAGGTACAAGAAGAAGCTCCATGGCTACTGGACAACCGACTCGAAAACTCCGGGTATCCGTGAATATCTCATCGCCGCCGCCCGCATGTACGACATCGAACTCCACGCCTATGACGGCATTGTGGAAGTTGATGACGAGGGTCGCCCAGTCCTAACACAGGAAATGGCCGACTTGCTTGCCAGCGACCGGGACATGTTTTATCGCGTAGCCGGCGGACCCTATTGCGTTGAGGACGATGACGTCCCAATGATGATGGAAGCCATCGCCCCCCAAATCAACTTCGAATCTTCATCGGAGGCGGAGGCATGGCTAAAGTCCTTGTCCGAGTGCGCGACATGGGAGGAGCTAGACGCCTTCCAGATCCCCTGCGAGGACTATGACCCGGACGAGGAGCCTGAGGGCACCACCCGGATGTCTGGTCCTGTCGCCAGTCTCCTTTCCACAACGTCGTCGCAGCCCATGGCTGACTACTCATTTGACGACCTCGTGGACGCGGCATACACCGTCCTCTCGGAGGGCACCGTAGCCGGCCTCTTTGACAAAGAGGGGGGAGACACGAAGGCGCCGCCTCACGCTTCGGCGTGAGGTGGCGTGCGACGCCTTCTCGACAGATGTTTCTTTCCTGCTACAAATCAGATCTGCAGGACGGTTCTTAACACCTGTGACCGTTAGGCTAGCCGCCGAATCGGTCAGGTCGAGTGAGGGATGACCCCCCGATAAGCTACAGGCTTTGGCACTTTCATCGGTGCCAGAAAGAGACCACATTGAGAATGTCTAACACCGACGCTCAAAACCTCCGTGACATCGTGCGCTCAAGAGACCCGCTGTATGAGTTATGCAAGAACCGACTCATCACACCGGAAGCATGCGACTGGGTAAAGTCCGCGCTGGACCCCTTCCACGACCTACAACTCGAGCACCTCCGGGGATACCCAGACGTTGCAACAGAGCCAACAGTCGTTGTGAAGATCAGGCAAGCAGCCACTATCGCCAAGCCCCCCGGGCTCGCTGCTGGCGCGACGTGGGATTGCCACTTGGCATTGTCTCCAATCGACTACATGCCGGCTGACCCGACGTCCGTCAGGGCCGCTCGCGTCACCCCTCAAGGATCACAGGGGTTGCCGATA